CATTGCGCAGTCGTTCGGCTCTTCGTCTAGTTACGCTCGAAAGTACGCGCTCAACGGTCTTTTTCTTATAGATGATACGAAAGACCCCGATTCGACAAACGACCACGCACCAAAGTCGCCAGTGGTAACCAAGACCAAGCCAACCGAAGAGCAATTCGCTTATTTGGTTAGATACCTAAACGGAACAGACGCACAACGCAAGCAAGCCAAAGAGGCTTTGGTAAAATACGAATTAACACAAGAACAATTGGACACCTTAGACGGACTTATTTAATGGCTAATTTATACGAAATAACAAGGGAGGCGCTGGAGTTGGCCTCCCTACTTGAAACCGAAGAGCTAACGCCTGAACTGGAGCAAATGCTAGTAATTAACCAAGAGCAACTCCAAGCCAAGGCTGGCAATTATGCCAAGGTAATTGCAAATATTCAAAGCGATAGCGACGCAATCGACAACGAAATAAAGCGTTTAAAGGCAATGAAAGAAAGCAAGGACCGAGCCATTACAAGGCTAAAGGAGGCGGTTAAAAACGCAATGCTGGTAAGTGGTATCGACAAAATAGAAAGTCCTTTATTTAAGCTTTCTACACGTCGTAGCGAAGCGGTCGAGGTTGATATTGTGGAGGCATTGCCAAGCCAGTTTTTAAATGTTAAAAATGTGGTGACCGCTGACAAGGTAGCAATTAAGGAAGCCATTAAACGTGGAGAAAATGTGTTTGGCGCAAGACTAATCGAAAACTTTAACCTCCAAATCAAATGAAAAAAACGGCAGTTGATTACCTATTTGAAAAACTTTGGGCAATACCAAAAGATAAATTTACTTGGCAAATGATTTTAAAAGAGGCTAAGAAAAAGGAAATAAAACAAATTGTTAATGCCTACGATTCAGGAATGTGCGAAGGATTTGATTTAGGATTTAAAAAGGATTATCAAACAGGGAAAACAGGTGATATATTTTATAACGAAACATATGAAATCAAATGAGAAAGCACACCTATTTAAACAAAGAAATTGAGCGCCCAGGCGACCTCGCACCAAAAGGCATAAAATCTACCTACCAAACTGAAAAGCTACCATTTAACGAAACATTTGAAAGGCTATGGAAACTAAAGAAATAATCGACGAGGTAAAGCGCTTGTATATCGAAGGATTTACGCGTAAAAAGATAGCCGCAAAGGTTGGAATGGATGTTGAAAGAGTAGGCTACCTACTTTATACAAAGCTAAAATTGCATGAGCTTTACCCTCGAAAGTTGATGAATGAAAACATTTTCAACCTTTTGACCGACCACCAAATTAAAAGAATTCTAACGCTGGCGACTTATGGTTACGATTGCCGAGAAATAGCAGAAGACCAGCAATTGGAATTTAGAAAGGTAAAACGCTTGTTGGATGTGGCCGAGGCTAAAAATATGATTGAAAAAAAAGTATAAAATCTTTTTTATTTCTTAGATTAGTTTTAATATTGCTAAACTTTAAACCAAAACACCAATGAAAAAAGCAACTAAAGTAATCGGAAAAATCCTTTACATCATTTTTGCCTTTGCGCCAATCTTTGCGCTGGGGTATTTGCTAGGATTAAAATTATTAAACACCTAAAACCAAACACCTATGGAAACGATTAAAATTAAAGCACGCACCTACACGGAAAACGAGTTTGAAATTCCAAAGTATTTTAAAATCGCACATCATTATTATATGATTGTTGACGACAACAATTACTTGTTTGTCAAATCTAATTTGGACGAGTTTTTTTACCCTGAGATATCAATTGGAAAGATTGAGGCATTTGCAAGTCGCTGGTATCAATATTCTATTAGTCAGGACTTAAAACCAATTACCGAGCAAGAATTTAAAGACGAGTATACAAAAGCCAATGTTTTACTTTTAAACTTTCTTAACTAATGAAATCAACCGACTCACAAAACGCGCTTATTAAAGGCTGGCTATTAAATGGCTATTCTTTGACCCAGCTAGAAGCTTTAACCCAGTTTGGATGTTTTAGGCTTGCCGCTAGAATTGCAGACCTTAGAGACAAAGGTTTGAACATTGTAACCGATATGGTCACGCTTGATAACGGCAAACGAGTTGCACGCTATATTCTAAAACGTGGAGTTTAATAGCGATTTTAGGTACGACTTAGAGTATGGTATTGTTGAGGGTGAAACTTGGTTCCATAACGTTGTAAGTAATTCAAAATTTGAGGTTAAAACAGACCGATTGTCTGCAAAGACTGGAAATATTTACATCGAATACGAAAGCCGAGGGAAGCCCTCAGGAATAGCCACAACTCAAGCCGATTATTGGGTTTATAAAATCGCAGAATTTAAAGCAATTGTAATTAAAACAGACGAATTAAAAATGCTGGTTAAACAATTAGTAAATGAAGGTAAAGCACGGCCAAACGTAAAGGGAGGCGACAACAATACCAGCATTGGAGTGCTTGTTAAAATAAAAGATTTGGTATGACACCATTAGAAAAAGTAGATGAGTTAATTGGTCAATTTCTTACTTATGAAATGGAAAATGAAAATGATTTTGAATACGCGGTATTGAATTCAATAATTTGTGTTGATAACATTATTAAAACAGTTCAAACGTTAGATGACTCATATTGGCAGAAAGACACATTGGATTTTTGGAAAGAAGTAAAAGAAGAATTAGAAAAATATGACTTGGAATTTACTTATAAGAGTTAAAAAAATATGACAAGAGAAGAAATAATATTGGAGCTTAATTATAGGGCAACGCAAAAGTACTTGGTATACTTGGCCCTCCAGGAAATTATGTTGGATTATTACGAAGACGTGACAATGTTAAAAGCGTTCGACGGGGACCTAAAAACCAAGCACAAAAACATGATTAACGCGTTAAAACGTAAATCGACAGAGGCGTTTAGATTCTTGGAAAACTACGACGGAGGCGAGGCAACAATTAAGCAATTTCACGAATTCGTGACTTTATTTGAACGTTTGCACAATTCGATAGATAGGGGGGGGAGGGTGTTCCACGACTGCTTAAACGCAGTAGAACAAATTCTAAACGATTATGAAAAGGCGGAAAATAAGTGACGAGGAAAAGGATTTAATCTTTGAAGGCTGGCAAGACCGAAAGCCAATTAAAGTAATTGCAATCGAACTTGGCCGAGCATATGGTGTAATTTATTCTCAACTAAGGAAGCGTAATCTAGTTGGATAAGTTAAAAAGAATTATATTTGTATAAATAGTGAAACATTTAAGAGGTCGGAGCCTTAAATGTTTCATAGGTGTAAATCCACCAAGGCCCATCGACTCCGACACGATAGGGCCTTTTTTGTTTAAATTAAATGAGCGGTTGGATTAAACTACATCGGCAATTGTCAAACCATTGGATTTGGGAAAAACCCGAATATTTAAAATGGTGGTTGGATATTTTAATGCAAGCCAACATTGAACCAAAGAAGGTTTTGATTAAGGGTCAAGTTATTGAAGTTGGGAGAGGTGAAATTGTTTACTCTTATGAAACATGGGCAAATCGCTGGAAAATTAACAAATCTAAGGTTTTGAGGTTTCTGAAAATGCTGGAAAAAGATTCAATGATTTTGTTAAAAAGCGAAACGGTAACGACACGGATAACTATCTGTAAATATGATACTTACCAAGGTGAGCGAAACGATAGTGAAACGCAAGTGAAACGCAACTGGAACGCAAGTGAAACGCAAGTGAAACCAACTAAAGAAGTAAAAGAAATAAAGAATGAAATAATTTTAAATAGATATATTATAGACGAAGAGTTTTTTAAAGAATTACCAATGCAAATTCCTTTTGCAAGTCAGTTAAAAACAATACACCAAATAAACGACTCCCAGTTGGAAAAATATTTGGTTGAATATTTGGCAGTTAATGAGGGAAAAGAATTTAAAACAATTCAAGACTTAAAAAGGGACTTTAACTATTTTGTAAAAAATTCTATTACGTTTCAGAGTAAAACAAAAAGCACATACAACAAGCCAGCAGAAAAACCAAAAAGTCGAAACGTATTTGCTGATATGTATGACGAATTAATGAAAGAAAAAGAAAATCAAAATAAATTAAACCAATGAAAGCAATTATTTTAAAACATCTACAAAAAATGGAGTTTGTTTGTGGTCTAAAGCAGTTTAAAGATTACAACGAACAAGAAGCAAAGGAATTACTTGAATGCCTTATTGATTTATTCTCCAAATATGGCTGGATGACTGAGGCACGAGTTGACTACATTTTACACGCTGGAATGCGTGGCCAATACGGCGACTTTTACCACGTTAATGAGAAGACGGTAAGCGTTTGGATAAATCAATACTACGCGCACCACCAAAGCCAAATCGTTCAAGAAGTCCAAGCGCTAAACAATAAAGAAAAAGAATATACAAACGAAGAGATTGAACATTGGAAAGAAATTGGACGCCAAACGTTTCGCGAGAATTACCAGCACGCCAAAGAAACTGGAACTTGCCGACACATTGCAGAGTGGGGAGTTTATTGGTTTAACAGATTCCAAGAAAAAGGGATTTTAAAACCTTGGGAGTTTAACGTTGAAGAATTAGAAAGTGACGTGCGTAAGGAATTAAGATTAACAACGAGATACGTTGAAGAGTCAACAGTTGGGGCCAAAACCAAGAATAAGATTTGGAAATTGTTTATTTTGGACGCGATTAAAGAGAATAAAAATTTAGATAAATTAATTTAAACAAACAATTATGAGCAAAATTTACGGCGGTAACGCAAAGAAAATTCAAACTAAGTTTGGCGAAATGTGGAAAGTTAGCCAGTCAAGAAAAGACTTGGAAAACCTTTTAAAATACCTTAACGAAAACGATTCGGAATGGGTAAATCTAGTATTAAAGGAAAAGCAAGAAAAGGTCGAAGGCAAGCCAACTCATTATTTGGAGGTTGACGATTGGAAGCCAGTACAAGTGGCAAATAAAAACAAGGCTAATTTTAAGCCTTTAGAAAAGAGCAATGTTAAAAATGACGTATTACCATTTTAAATGAAAAAAAACGATTTATACGCAATCTTTGTGGCGCTGGTAGGGATTACCCTACTGGCGTTACTAAAGGTTTCTAGCTTGCTGCTTTTTATGGTTTGTTTAGCATTGTGGACTTTAGCTTGGTCTTGGATTTATAAGCGTTGTAAATGATTGTTTTTAAGATAAACGAAAAGCCGTTGAGCGTTAACCAAGCTTGGCAAGGGAAACGATTTAAAACGCCGATTTACAAGGAATATGAAAAGGCAATGCTATTGCAAATGCCACCAAAAAAGATTGAGCCAAACCAAATGTTGAGGGTTGAGTTTTTTTTTGGATTTAGCAACCAAGCGAGTGACTTAGACAACCCAGTTAAGCTCTTAATGGATATCGCCCAAAAGAAATACGGATTTAACGATAAAAACGTGTTTGAGTTAAACGTTCGAAAATGCATCGTAAAGAAAGGCGAAGAGTTTATACAAATGGGGATTTATAATTTATTGCCGTTTTAAACAAAAATTACCTTTATAACTTGGATTTAAATCGCAATCTTATATTTGCGTAAAGATTAAACAAATGAGCATTTACGAAGGTTTGTTAATAAAGAAAGCACGCAAGCAAGCTGGTTACAACCAGCTAGAATTATGCAAGAAAATTGGATTGAGTCACGCGCCAATAAACCACGTTGAAAATGGTTTGGAGTCGATAAGCCTTTTGAATTTGCGAAAGATTTGCGACGAGATTGGTTTGGAGGTTATAATTAAAAGAAAAGATGCCTAGAGCTTACCCGATTTCAAAGCCTGATTACTCGCTAGAAATTCGTTACCGATTAAGAGACGGAAACTGGTCGCCTTGGTCGAATAAAGGCAAAGGTAAATTTGAATGCATCGAATTAGTACAACGGCAAATAAGGACATTGGCAGCATCTTACCAAGGACGCGAGAAAGAGGTTAGATTTGAATGGAATGGTAAGCTTTGCAACTTTGTTGGTGAGCCAACTGGACAAACGATTTTATTAATGTAGTTATTTTGGGTTTATGTTAAACTGGAAAGCCTTGGCTAAGTGGTCAAGGTTTTTTTATAACTTTGAAACTGAATAAACAGTTTATTTCACATGGGACAAAACGGAGGCGCAAGGCCAGGAGCTGGGAGACCACCAAAGGCCGACGAGATTAAGATAATAGAACAAATGGACGCAATTGCAGTTCCTGAAGAGGCGTGGAAAGCGCTTTGGAATAGATGCAAAGACGGAGACATTCAGGCAATTAAGACTTGGCTAAATTATCGCTTCGGAATGCCTAAGCAGACGGTTGACGTTACAACGCAAGGAGAAAAGGTCACACCACCAATTGAGTGGCTTAAATCCAAATAATGGAATCAATAAAGCTATTAGACAAATACCAGCCTTTATTTTATGAAGAGCCACAAAATAGGTATTTCCTAATTACTGGCGGACGCGGTTCGGGTAAGTCTTGGACGCTTTCGCTATTTCTGTTAAACCTTACTTACGAGGAAGGACACGTTATCCTATTTACACGTTGGACTTTAACCTCTGCTTTTATTTCGATTATTCCCGAATTCATCGATAAAATTGATTTGATGAATAAGGCGGAGGATTTCGAGATTACCCAAAGCGAGATTATAAACAAGGCAACAGGCTCAAAGATTTTGTTTCGTGGAATCAAGACCAGCCAAGGCACGGCAACGGCTAATCTAAAGTCAATTGCTGGCGTTACAACGTTTATTCTTGACGAATCCGAGGAGTTAATGGACGAAGACGTTTTCGACCGCATAGACCTTTCTATTCGTGCCGTAAACAAGCCAAACCGCGTTATTTTAGTAATGAATCCGAGTTACAAATCACATTGGATTTATAACCGATTTGTAAAGTATCCGCGCAACGACACAAATTACATTCATACGACCTATCTAGACAACCAAAACAATTTGTCGCCGTCTTTCGTGGCCCAGGCTGAAAGGACAAGAACGGAAAACCTACATCGTTATAATCATTTATTCCTTGGCCATTGGCTAGAAGACGCTGAAGGAATGTTGTGGAATAGGCAAATAATTGAACGTCTTAGAATGGCAACTCCGCCACAATTAGAACGCATTGTTGTTTCAGTTGACCCAGCGGCCTCGGCTAACTTAGACTCGGACGAAACTGGTATTGTTGTTTGCGCTAAAGATGCAAAAGGCAACGGTTATGTTTTAGAAGACCTTAGCGGTAAATATTCACCAAGCCAATGGGCAGCGGTTGCAGTTAAAGCTTTTGAACGATGGAACGCCGATTGCATAGTTGCCGAGAAAAATATGGGCGGCGATATGGTCGAAAGCGTTTTAAGGTCGCAAAACACAAACGCAAGAATAAAGCTAGTAAATGCAACTAAGGGGAAATACGTTAGAGCTGAGCCTATTTATTCCCTTTATGAGCAAAATAAAATTTATCACATCGGCCAATTTCCAATCTTAGAAAATCAAATGATTACTTTTGACCCTGACAAAGGCAAATCACCTGACCGAGTCGACGCGCTTGTTTGGGGATTTACTGAATTACTTTTAGGCTCAAAATTCACTTTCTCAATATGACAAAAGAAACAATCGCCTCGCTTATTTTAATGGTTATCACTTACCTTTTAATCGTCTTTGTAACGCTAGATTTTAATCCGTTAACGTGGCATTGGTTGGCTCGCGCTGCAATGGTCGTAATTTGGTTTTACGGACTTGCATTTTTAGAAAAAAATAAATAGGTATATTTGTTAAAACGAATATGCTATGCTATTAAAGGCTCTTCAGAATTACATCACCCCACAAGTCACGCCGACAAAGACTTATCCCGATGTAAATCTATTAAATCAAATCTTATACGGCCAATTCACCGCCTCAACACTTGTTGTTTGGTATGACGCTAATCAGCAAACTTTTATCGACAAAGGTTACAAAGGCAACGCGCTGGTTTACTCAATCATTCGAAAGATAGCCGAGAAAGGCAAGCAATGCCCGACCTACGTTTACAAAGAAACAGAAGCGGCTAAGAAATACAGAGGCGGAAAATACAACTCAAAAGAGCTTAACAGATTGCAAAGCATAGCATTGAGAAAAAAAGAGCTGCAAGACGTTAACTATTCCGACCCAGTAAACCAGCTAATCAAAAACCCTAATCCAATGCAAACTTGGAGCGAGTTTCTTGATTCTATGCTAACGTGGTACAATACTAGCGGCGAAATATTCGTTTACGGATTTTCCCCAGCTGACGGCCTAAACAAGGGCAAAATAAAGGAAATGTATGTAATGCCGTCCAACTATGTCGAAATCGTAGCTGGCAGCTTATTTGAGCCAGTACGCGGCTATAAATTGATTATTGGCGACCAAAATATTGAGATTCCAGCCGACCAAGTTTTGCATATCAAAAACACGAACCTTACTTGGGATTTGAACGGCGCACAATTGCGAGGAATGCCACCGCTTTTGGCTGGTTTAAAGACATTACAAGCAAACAACGAAGCAACCGAGGCTAAGCAAAAGACTTTCCAAAACGGAGGCGCTAAAGGCATTATTTCGCCTAATATTACAAACCCTGAGTTTTGGCCGTCACCTGACCAACGCGCTAAGATGGACGAAAGGATTGACGAAAGAATTAACGGCAATAAAAACATTAACAAAATCGTTGCCTCTTCTATTCCTTTGCGTTACGATGCAATAGGATTGTCCCCAGTTGCGATGGATATTATTAACTCTCAAAATATGGACTTGCAAACGCTTTGCGGTCTTTGGGGAGTAAATCCAGTTTTGTTTAGCTCAAACGCTACTTACGCGAACTTGGAACACGCGCAGAAGTCATTGGTTACCGATGTAATTATGCCACAACTCCAAATGATTGAGGAAAAGTTTACCCAATTTATTGGTAAGTCGTATGGAATGGATTACGTTGTTGATTTCGATATTTCCAGCTTTAGCGAGTTGCAACCCGATGTCCAAGTTATTTTGGACACATACGGCAAATCGCCTTACTTTACTGGAAACGAGGTTAGGAGCCTACTTAACTGGCACGCAAGCGAAGACCCAGCAATGGACGTGCATTGGATTCCTAGCAACGTGATTCCTAGCGAAGAGGCTTTAGGGACTTCTGCAACGGACTTTGTGGATTTCCAAGCATAAGAAATGAGAAAAATAAATTATTCCAAGGTTAGAAGGTCGGCGCAAGAAGACCTAAAGAAATACGAGCGCTTTGGAATAAAGGTATTTAGAGAGGCTTTAAAGCTACAAGCTAGGCCTAATCCGTCGCCTTTGCCAATGCAAGAGGCTTATATTAAGTTTTATCAAAAAGTCTTTGTTGATTCCGCCAAGAAAGAATTTGACCGAATAAGACAAGACAACCAAGAAAAGGCATACGTTCCCGATGATTTCTTTTTAAATACTTGGCGCGAGTGGATTAAGGATTGGGTTTTGCAAAACCTTGGCACGCTAATAAGCGGAGTAAACGATACCACATTAAAACAAATTCAAGAAATTCTAGCGGATGGAATCGAGCAAGGCTTAAACCCATTCCAACTTGAGCGTCTTTTATTAAAACAAATTCCAAACGTTGCGCGAGCTAGGGCAATCGCTAGAACGGAATCGACACGAGCTTACAATGAGGGCAAAAAGAAATCCGCTGACGACTGGGCCAAGCAAACTGGCACAAGCCTTTGGAAAATTTGGATTCACGGCGGTTCACGAGAGCCAAGGTTTCAACACATATTAGCACAAGACAAGCCAATAAGAGCCGACCAACCTTTTGTCTTTACAACTAAAGGAGTCGAAGTTTTTATGGATAAACCAGGCGACATAAAAGGCGGAGCGGCTCAGACTATTAATTGTAGTTGCGTTGTTGTTTATATTTCAGAGGCTTACGCACGCCGAAACTTTCCTAACGCATTTACTGGTTTACCGCCTTTGACTAGACCAGTCGCGCCTTTGACTGGCCAAATTATAACTCCAGCATTGCCTCAGCAATCAGGTGCGTTTAAATATGCAAGCACATTAAAAGAGGCTAAACTAATAGCTAAAGAAATAATTAATCAACAAACTAAGTTAAAAGTTATAAAAACGGAATTTAGTTCCGAACTTACGCTCACTCAATTAAACCGATTTAATGAACAATTAAACAAATTAACAAACGAATATCAGTTGTCTACTTATTTATCAGGCAATAAAATTAAGTTAAGATATCGTTCTAGCTCTAGCAGTTATGGATATATTGAAAGGAATACCGCTGGATTAACAGAGATAAATTTTGGGCATAAAACTGATTTTGAAGAAAGATTAATTGAAAGAGTTAGTAAGGATATTTACGGATTTACGAGGTATGCTGGAAAATCCAAAGTAGACAGAGATAAAATAGATTTAGCAACATTAACGCACGAATTCGCACACGTTATTGCGGTCGAAAATAAAGTAATGATGGCAAGATATCCAGAGTTGCAAAATTTTTGGCTTGAGTTAGATATTATTAAACAATTTTATATGAGTGAAATAAACGACCCTAATAAAATTGCAAATGTGTTTCTTGGTAAATATGCAAGCGCAAATAAAAATGAGTTTTTGGCAGAGGCATTTACAGAATATAAATTAAGCTCAAACCCAAGTAAATACGCTCTAGAAGTTGGAAGATTAATTGATAGGTATTTTAAAAAATAGATAATGGAAGCGGTAAATCTAGTCTGTTTTAAATGCAAACATTTTGAGATGTTTAAAGGAGGTTGCAAGGCTTTTCCTGACGGAATACCCGATGCAATTACAAGCGGCTTAAATAAGCATTCCAAACCTTTAAAAGGTCAAACAAATACAATCGTATTTGAGCCAATTGAAGAAGTACAAAGAACCTAAGCTTTTTCGCCTTTTGTTTCCTAATTTTTTTTATTTGTATATTTGGGTAAACGAATAAGCAATGGCGGAAACGTATTCAGATTATCCCGAAGCAGTTAGAAACAACGCCAAGCGAGTTTTGGAATATGTTGAGGAAAACGGCTGGGGGCCTTGCGGAACGCCAGTAGGAAAGCAAAGAGCCAACCAGCTTGCAAACGGCGAGCCTGTGTCGGTTGATACGATTAAGCGAATGTTTTCGTATTTAAGCCGTCACGAGGTTGACTTGGAAACGTCTACGTCTTATTCGGATGGTTGCGGATTACTTATGTATGACGCTTGGGGCGGAAAGGCTGCATTAGTTTGGAGTAGAAATAAATTAAAAGAATTAGAAAAGACTAGCGATATGGGTTTTGTAAAAAAAGGATTAAACCAAGGCTTTACAGATAGCGATATGAAGCAAGGGATTGTTTCGGGTTACTTTGCCGTTTTCGGTAATAAAGACCTTGATGGCGATATTATCGAGCCAGGTGCATTTACCAAGACTGTAATGGAGCGTGGGCCACAAGGCAAGCAGTTAATCAAGTATTTGCTAGACCACGATAAAAACAAGGTTGTTGCTAAGATTACAAACCTTTACGAAGACAATAAAGGCTTGCGTTACGAGGCTAAAATTGGAACGCACGCAGCTGGCCAAGACTTTCAGAAAATGATTGAAAGCGAGCTAATCA